GGTATCCTTAACCTCATTCAACACATCGAAAATCTTGCAGGCGAAGTCCAGACCCTCGTCGGTGTAGTATGTATAACCCAGTTCATCAACACGGGTGTAACCAAAGGCTTCGATAACCTCATAGAGACCGAGAATGCCCATTGTGCAATACTGCTTATCCATTTCGACTGCGCCGTCCTGATAGTTCGGGAGCAGACCCTTTTCAATATTGCGCTTCATAATATGACGCACAGTATCGAGAGCCTTACAGCACAGCAGCGCACGCTTCTTGAGCAGTGCGAGGTACTTCTTCTCGTCGCACTCTGTCTCCAGTGCAATACGCATCAGATTGATGGTATTAACCTTAACGGAGCCGATAGACAGAGCCGTACCGCCGATGGAGTTGATGAACGCATTGAGCTTGGATGTGTCAGAAAGGAGACGGCAACAGTTGCTGAGCGTAGTGACATCGCCACTGACGAAGAAATTGCTGTCGTTCCAGGTTGTATTATGGTCGGAGCACCAACGGGCGAAGTCTTCATCGACAAACTTGCCGTCTTTGTAGAGCAGGCTGTATGTCAGCACAGGGAATGTGAACATATTCTCACTGCGAATCTGGGAAACAACCTCCATAAAGAGCTTCTGGTGCTCAATCAGCTCGTCAACGCAGTCAATGACATATGTGCCGTCAGGATACTGCACACCGCCAAACAGAGACTCGATGTAGTTGCGGTCGAAGATGGACACATTGACGAATGCGGTCTGGTCGATACGCATAAAAGGCTGGTTCAGACGGTAAATCAGTTTCTGGAAAGACTGCTTGATGTAGTAATCGTGGTCTTTGATGAAGAAACCTGTCTCGCAGTCGTGCTTCCAGAAGTAGTAAGTCCAGATAAGGATGTTCGGGATGCCAACTGCGCCGGAACTGCGGTTGCTCATATAGCTGATGTACTCGATTACATCGTCGATGAATGTCGTAAGGTGCTTGGGAGGCTGATTGTTATAGTTCTTGAGGAAGAACAGACCCTCTGTAGCCAAACGAGTAAGGTCGTAGGCGTAGCAGTAAGGGATATATGTGGTTGTAGAAGCATCGTGCAGGTAGAACGCACCGCTGTGCTCGCATTCGAGCCACTCCTTGGCGGTTCTGAGGTTGTACTTCTTCTTCAACTCGTAGAAAATCTTATTGAAGGCAAAGAGCTTGTCGAGGGACTTACCCTTTTCGTTGATGAGACTGCGAATATCCTTGTTGGATGCGTTCGCATTGGCGTCGATAGTAACATCGGCGACATTCTTATCGATAAAACCGTCGATAAAGTCGGAGAAATTGAGTTGGGTTTCGTGGAAGCCATTGAGAAAATCGAAATCCTCGCCGTACTTTTCGTTCAGCGCGTGCATTGCTTTCTCAAAGTCTCTATTCATCTTTAATGGAATGTTCATTTGGCAGTCTCCTTACTGTTTATTTACCCACTCGACCGCCTGCTTGAAATCCATAAGGGTTCCATTGTTGTCGAGCACGGGCACTTGCGTGATTCCGAGTGCAAGCATCTCGTCTACTGAATTATTCTCCGTATACGGCACGCCCTTTTCGTTGAGCTTCTTCTTCAAGACCTCACATTTAGGACAGCCAGTGGAGTACAAAATGATATCTCCGTAAATAGGAATCACTCCTTTCGTGCGTAGTCGCACACGATATTGAATACTTCTTCCCAAGACGATGCTCGTACAGCACCGATTGTATCTTCATCAAAATTCCTGTTATGTGCTGCCGTCATCAGAATTTTGTGGTACTCTCCGCCGTCAAGATTTTTGGGATAGTCATCGACAAGAATATCGCCACGAATGAGCTTCTTGTCATAAGCTACTATTACATCTTGGTAGCGTAAGTATGGGAAGTATCTAAATAAAACCTTTTCAAGTTTAATAGGCAGCGAATTATAATGTGATGCGGTTACTATGCAAACGCGATGTCCGTTTGCTATTAGCTTTGCAATGTAGTCGTAGGCACCGGGGAGAGGTTTAACCCGCTCCCACAGTTCTTCTTCAAACAGAGGGGCATAAATTTGTCGCTCTTCCAGTGTAGGAAACGCCTTTGTCATATCCCACTCCTTGATATCGTCCATCGATACCGACAGACCATATCGTTCATTAAGCAAACCAACCCACGCATCACACAAATTCTCGATTGTGTCGTCCATATCAACCAGGATGGTTAGTTTCTTCAAGGTTTGCACCTCCGTTTATAAATTCTGCCGCGCAACCAACCGTCATCGTAATATTCTTCCGCGATGTCTTTGCGTACTACGCGTTCTTCATCACCTTTATGAATCCATATTTTTGTTCCCTGGTCATTCCTGACAATTTTCCTGCCGTGCAAGACGCCCTGTAATATCCATCCATCAGCGAGATAGGTGTGTAATTCGGACTCTTTAACATACTTGTAGATGCCGTCTTTATAGATTGACTTACTACCGATATGCCCCGCACTCATATTTGCTTTAGATTGTTGTGTATGTACGCGACCAGTTAACTTGTCTCTGGCATTTTGTGCAAACCTCTCTCTTGCTTCTGGAGAAAATGTTCTCGACATATTAGCCCGTGCAGTATCCGACATAGGTTTATGTGGATGCCTCATTCGTTCTCTAACACATTCTGGCACAATAGACAAACCATCACCGCCAAATGTTAAATTGTAAAATTTTTCGTCGTTTACTGCGTTATAATGGCTAATAAATAATTGTTCCATTTTGTTTAGAGAAGCGTCGTCAGAACACTCACACAAAATTGTCCGTTCAAAATTTTCGACGCCATATTTTTCTATGGCTCGTTTTAGCAACACACCCGAACCTAAATACCACGAATCATCAATGTCGTTTGGGTTCATCTCTCTTCGGTGCTTCCCGATATATAGATGACCTGTAACCTTATTTCTTGTCATATAGACAAACCCATATAGCGTGGTGTTTTGTTGCGTATTAGTGGTCATAAATCACCGCCTTCGTCATTCTGGAACCTCATCTGCACATTGACTAATCCATCCCCTGTGGTTGGTCGTTAGATGGCACACAGCAGCCCTTTCTTTATCCTTGAAATGTTGTATGTACTTCGTAAAGCCACTTGTGCTTGGGTTATCAAGGTCACATTGTAATTCGTGACCAATAACGATAACTTTCGCTTTTTTACCAACACGCGTTAGGGTTTTCTTTAACTGTGATGTCGTGAAATTTTGCGCCTCATCCAGTATCACTACCACATCATCCAAGTTAGAACCTCTCAAGAATGTGTCGGTGATACAGGTGATGTATCCTGTGCCGTTCTTCTGATTAACCATACTTTCATCGTTAATCGCCGTATGGGGATTGATATCGCAGTTAATCAGCGCCTGGTAGAAAGCCTCGAAGTAAACTGAACTTTTCTCTGTGATGGTTCCGGGCAACCATCCTTGCTTTCTCTCGCCATACGGAGACATAATGTAGACGATACTCTTAAACGCTCCGTGTTGAACGAGGATATTTGCAACGCCCGTTGCGATTGTTGTCTTGCCTGTACCTGCTCTGGCGTTGACAAAGACAATGTCGATGTCGGGGTTCAAAATTGTATTCGCAAAATTTAATTGCTCATTATCTAACTGAAGTCCGTAGAAAGGTCTGTCATCGAATGACTTAGGCATATCGCCGTAGTATTCCATAACGGGTCTTTTCTTTGCCGCCATAAAGACCCTCCTTAAATTACCTCATCGATATCACAGTCTTCGCCGATGATGTAATCAACGAACCCTTTATCCTTAGCTTCGCTTGCGAACAGATACCATTCGACGCGGAGCTTGCTGTCGTATTCTTCACTTGTCAGTTTGCTTCTGGAGAGGATATACTGCTTAACACGCTCTTCCACTTTTTTCTGGAACTCCATTTGGTCTTGAGCCTTGGCTCCAGAGTTATACACGAAGTTGGAACCGTCGTGCATCAGGAACTTCGCATTCTGTGTTGCGAAACGCTTATGACCGGCGAGACCAATCAAGAATCCCATACTGTACTGGTAACCGAGATTGATGGTATGCACAGGGGTCTTGCTATTCTGGATAATATCGATAAGCTCGAAACCAGAATCGACTTCTCCGCCGTTAGAGGTGACATACAGAAGAATGGGCTGTCTATCCTTGGGGTCGATACCTTTATCTTCCTTGTTGTACTGCATAATGTGCTTCACGATGTCAGCCACGGAAAGCTGTTCGACATCCACATTCAGGAACAGCTTGCGCTGTTTTAAGTCGTTGAGGTAGAAGATTTCTTCAACCATACCTGCTTCAAGCAGTGCCTTTTCAATCTCGACCTCATAGTCGTAATAACCTTTGCGATTAGTTCCCATAAAGATTCTCCTTAATCCAATTTGATGTAGTTACTTCCAACTCCTCAAGTGTGCCGGTGTTCTCGATATAGAAATCAGGCACCGTATCATCAAGCGCGGTTTCGGAAGGGTGCTTTTGCTGTTCCTCTGTAAGAGGGCTCTTGAAACCAGGTCGTACAACACGCAAATGGATGGTGTCAAACCCGTTTTCAACCATTGTCGTTACTTCATTCGGGAAACGACAGTCGGGGATGATGACATAGTCCCAATTCTCGTGGAAGTATTTGAGCATCATCGCAACGAAGTCAACCCATAATGTAGGGTTCTGCTTGCGGATGACATCAGTTCCAACATACTGCAGCATCTGTCTGCCTTTTTCGTCCTTGTTACCATCCCAACCGAAGTAGTTACGGCATATGTATTTCAAAAGGTCTGCGTAGTGCGTGGTCAGCACTCTGTGGTTATCTGCAGTCAGTTTATCGCGCAGCATAGAAGCGACGGTATCTTTGCCGTTCTGCGCCTTGCCAGAAACTAAAATCACTTTCATTCTTCTTTCATCTCCTCTCGTTGCTTACTTTGCATTACCAGTTTGGAATATCTCTGGAAGCTGTCCACCGCCTCACGGACGGTGATTTCGTTGTCCGGCGCTCTCCATTGCTTTTCTTTGCCGTAGTAGATTTCGCGTACTTTACACCACGCAGCAACCACGGGTTTGTTAGCATCTCGCACCGTATGTTCGCATACAAACGCTACCGCTTGCTTGCCAACCTTTGTGAAGTCATCAACCATTCTCTGGATTGCGAGCTTTTGTCCAAGAGGAACTTCTGCGCTGCCGTATTTGACTTCAAACAGTATGTATTCTGAGTCCTTATACTCGATAAGACCGTCAATATCAGTAGGATAAATGTAGCCATCAACCTCAAGACCTTTGAAGTCGATAAGTTGCTTCATTCTGTACGGATTATTTATCCTGCTCGTCATATACCCCGCCAGGGAGATATTTCTTGTTGAGACCACAGCAGTTGAATTCGTCGCACAATCCGCCTCGGTATGCGCAATTCGGAACGAGAAGGTCTGCAAACTCGGGGTTGACCTCAACGACCTTATCGCAAATCAACTGCACAAGTTCTCTCGTCTCTTTGGAAGCCTGCGTACACAAACGCTTATGGGCAATGGTGATTAGCTCCTCGGCGTTCATATACCAACACATTGTGACGGGCGAATCCTGTCTCGCGGCACCTCTCTCGTACTTGACCTGGCGGTCATTGCGTTGAGTAGAAACGAACGGAGTGGCGTGGACATGACGCACCAAATGAACGGATACCCAATACGGGATATCAGACAGTCTAAAGCAAAACTGCAGTGTTCTGATTGGAGAGTGGTTCGCCTTTAACAGCTTAACTTTCCACGCGTCGGTCGCAGGGGTGTCGGAGTCTTTAGAGACCGTCACAAGCGTACACTTTTTACACAGCATCCAATCTTCTTCCGTGGGATGCTTCAAGATTTCTACTTTCATATCGTTATTCCTCACAATATATCCAATGTAGTCTTTTACCGTCGTGTTTACCTGCGCTAAACCTTGCCGGGTCTCCGAGAGCACGAGTGATATTGGGCGACGGAATACCCATTTCACGAGCCGCTGCTCGTATACCTATAAACTCACGGTTCAGTTCCACGCATTTAATTTTCTTGGAGCAAGGGTTGTCGGCGCCGAATTTGCCATACCTTGAGCAGTTCTCTGGAGTAGCGTACAGTTGCTTCAATGACTGTGATATTTTGAGCCTTGTCTCCTCTGTGACAACAGCACCATAATGAGGGTTATTTTGACCAGTAGCTTGCTCTCTTTTAATGTTGCGAATCCTATCGAGTTCTTCCGGTGATAATCCGGCGTATGTGTTACCACCCTCACCACCAAGTGCAATATTGTAAAACTCGTGGTTGTGTGCGGCGTCCAACTCGTTTATCCAAAACCGTTCTCTGGCATTACACTCGTCTTCCGATGAACACACCTCAATAATGGTCTTGCTGAAATTCTGTGCCCCATATTTAGCAATGGCTTGCTTGAGGATTTTTCCACTACCGAGATATGTATCGTCCTTGATTTCACAGTCGCATTTTCTTTTGCCGATATATTTGCGACCCGTTACAAGGTTTTGCGTCAGATA